CTCTCTTCAAGCTGATCATGCATCTTTTTCTCTAAGATCTGTGCGGCACGTTTTGCTGGTTCGAAAGTTACTGAGGTCTGAGATTTACCCGGACCCATTTCTAGACTGTCTTCTACAGGCTTCAGAGTATCTTTATAGACACCAAGATCTTTAGCTAGGTCTGGTCGCTTAATTGTACGGGGTACATCATACTGAATTCCAGCTTTCTCTTGTACCTTCTCAGATGTAATTGCGTTTGGATCATAGTTTACCGCACCTGCAACATTGCTTGGGAAGCGGCGGCTCTCGATACCAATCGGGAACTTAGCACCTGCAAACAGAACATCGATCACCTGACTATATGCAGCTAGTACCTTAGTCTTGGTAATCTTAACAAATGCTTTGGATTTTTCTGTATCTGTGAACTGTACATCTGGCCCGTATATACCGCGATAGTTACGGTAGCTTTCCAGCCATCGTGTTTCATCGGCTAGGCGCTCATCTTTAGCCCGATTGAACGCAGTCTGAACAAAAGCAGCTACACCAGAGTAGTCTAAGTTTTCCTCAATAACATCCCCGTCTTCCTCGAGGGCAATGACCTTATCCTCATCAGTAAGATCTTCTGGGTTGTTATTGGGTGGGTCCATAAATGCCATGTCTAGTATCCAAATACGTTATCTGATGGTTGCCATTTTCTCTCGGGAATGCCGCGCCCCATATCAAATGGACTGAATGCTCTAGGTCTGCTCATAATCCCATATCGTACACTGTCGTAAGCGTGATCGGATGCGTACCTAGGGTCAATGTCATCACTGCCTTTAGGGTCACTAGGGATTACGGGTAGATCTGCAATGATCTGTCTGCAGGTGTTGAAAAACACTATCCCCGCCATGTCTGTCTCTGGATCTACCTTAAGAACCTCATGGAAGCGGTTTTTACCTGCTACTCGAGCTCCGGCTGTTCGGTCTGAAGGTCGCCATTTGCAACCCATTGCTACCATTTCTTCGGCAATAGATGGGCCAATTTGCCCACGATTATGCCAACACGAACTATCAAGTATTCCGTAAGAGATGTTTTCGCCTTTTTCAGCTTCCATGACAGCTTTTGCCAGATCTCTGCCAGTATGCTTCGAAAGGTAGAGCTCACGATAGACGATGAGCGTTTCATAACTTGGATCAATCGCGAACCAATGGACTGCAGAAAAACTCGAATATCCATAATCACAACTCCTAAATCTGCGCCAAGTGTCAGGGATCTCAAAAGGATCAACCACATGTACACTCTGCCTAAACTCAGGAAACGCTGCCCCTGTTGCTACCGCCCAATCACCTTCTAAAAGCTGCCTACGCTGCATCTCTGGAAGAGATAGAAGGTTGGCTTCATAGGCACCATCGTTAGCTAAGTATGGGTTGTCATACAAAGAAGCTGGGATGAACCTACGCCTAAATAGCGGTTGTCCGGGTTTCTCAGGGTGAGTATCGGGATACCGTAGCTCTTCGCCTGTCTCTAGGTCTGTAGCTATGAAGGGCGTATTTGCGGGTGCAGGATCGATAAACATCTGCTTTACCCATGCGTGTCCCGGTCCACCGGGGTTTGTGGTGCCACGCATAAAGATTGGCAGATTAGGATCCGTTGTACGCAAACGGGACCGCATATAGTTCCAAGCGAAGGGCGTGGGATGCTGAGTGAGTTCGTCAAAGGCTATGTAACTAAATGCTTGCCCTTGGTATCTCAGAACATCTTCATCCCGCTCTAGATAAGTGAGCCATAGACGCGCTCCGCTTGGAAATACCCACTGAGACTTTTTCTCCTGCCACTTAGCACCTTTAAAAGCCTTGGGGTATAACTCCTGTGTTTTCCAGATAATCTCACGCAATTCGTCGTTAGTTCTACGCAAGATCAACCCATTGAAATTTGGGTTATCGAAGTATCGCATCGGATCTGCGATTAACGAGAAAGTTTTTCCACCTCCGGCACTGCCGCCATAAAGTACCTCTCTTTCGGCTGCAGCTAGGAACTCAGTTTGAGGTCCGGGGTTAGGTGTGAATATTACTTCTCTGTCTTCGGGAGCAGCTTCAAAGTCTAGCGTATCTGTTATAACATTTGTTTTAACTGGCTCTTCGGTAGGTGCGCTTCGATCTTCCCAATTCTCCAGTTTTTTTTTCTGAAGGGTCAGTACTCTCTTAGCATCCGCTGCCTTACGCTTAATCTTTGCCTTTGCTTTCTCTGGTCCTGTCTTAGGAGCCCGTCTGCGCCGTTCTCGTTTCTGGCGCTTTTCTCGTTCATTGTTTGGTTGAGCACCTCTGCGCTCTTTCCAAATATTGTTTATCCCTTGGTGGGAAATTTGCTTACCAGTTTGTTGGGTAAGCCAAGCGGCGGTCTCACGTAAGGAGCCGCCGTTATCGATGAAATCAAGCGCCTGTATAATATACGGCACCATATCCTCATCGGGTAAAAGAATGCACGGATCATCCTCGGCGGGTTTGTATCCGTATGCTATTCTTGCTCTAGGGTTTGCTCTGCGCTTCTCGGGGAAGTCTGTCATTCTGCATCTTGTTTAGGTGGAAGGATAAATATACCGCCCTCTGGTCCTTTGACCTCAAGCTGTTCTCTCTTCACTACCCCTGCACGATCCAGTACTTCTTTAGCAGCCGCAACAATGTTACGCGCTCCCAGCGCACTAGGATCTACGAATACTCCCGCTAAGCTAGCTGCAGCTTTAGGGGCATTCATTGCCATCATCATCTGAGCCGCGTCCACAATGTGGTCACGAATAGGTGTGATAGCCTCTTTAACTGTTGTATGATCAGAATATCCGGCAATCCGCATGGCTGCTCGGAAATCACCATTAGCCTCTCCCATTAGCGCGCTAATAAGAGCTTCTTGGCGTTCTGTAAGTGGTTTTTTTTCAGTCATCTTAAATACACAAATGCTAGACCAACAGCGCCCGTACATACCATCCAAAAGAAACGCTCAGCAAAGGCAATCTTTTGGCCTCTGGCTATGGCTTGTTTCTCTTGCTCATCCATACGAGCGTCTACCTTGCGCACAGTCTCATCAAAGTTATCCATACGCTTAAAAAGCGTTACCATGCGTTCTTCCATCCGAGCTAAGCAGACAATAGCATCAGCCATTTTGTCCAACTTTTGCTCCATCCTATCCAACCTGTCTTCGCTCATACTAACCCTTTTTCTTCTTCTTTTTAGGCCAGCCAGCTTGCATCGCTTTGTAGGCCTTGGGGCTTATTGTACTTTTACTCTTAGGCCTAGACGTTCCTGCTTTGCGTCTTTTGTTTATGTTTCCTACGAGAGAGTTTTTTGCCATCTTTTTTGGCCTTCATATTTTCCGCAATTCGTAGATGCGAAGTGATAATTAGAATTCGCCCGTTATCGTCATAAAGAATATACTTTGATCCACGTTTTTCGAGCGTCACTTACCATGCCTTACAAGACCAATATCTCGCTGTTAGCTTGGATTTTGCGGTTGAGCATTTGTGCCGAGCACGAAAGCTCTTGCGCCTCTTAGGGTTCGATTTCTTGATCCGCATGTTAGGATCTCCAAAACGAACAATCTTCTCTTTGCCATCTTCACAGGCTTTAACAACAAACTTCTTAGGCCCATCTGGTGTGCGCCGAGGTTTGTTGCATTTCATCTTATCTTTATCGATCTTAGCCATTAAAATAATACCATAAGCCGTAACCTGCGCCGCCCCAGACAACGAGAACGATGAATATCCACGTCAGGACTTCGATTAGTTCCTGCCGTTCTTTCTCGCGCTGCATCTGGGCTTCTTTGCGTGCCTTGCGTGCCTTAGCTTGGTACTCCACCCAAGAATCATATAAGCCCGGTCTTCCAAAAAGCCGCATGTGAGACTGGAGGGCCGCCTTTTGTTGGGCGATCTTCTCCAATGCCAAGAACTCTTCAAAATCGTCGGAGTCCTTACCGAGTACCTTATTAAAAGGGCTCTTTTTTCTCTTTTCTGCTTTCGCCTTGAGGTCTTCTTCTGCGCCTACAAACGCTGCTATGGATTTAGCACAATCCGCTAATTCTTTCGAATTACTGATCGCAGATTTTATGACCCCGAATGCAGCGTTTGCAGCGGCAAGTTCAGCCAGCATCCCCGTATATCGCTTCCCTGATTTGACCGCGACCTATACCAATATCGCGTAATTCTTTATCGCTTAAGTTCTGTAGCATCCAATACTGTGCGCGCTTCTCTTGTGCGTCTTGGATAGCCTTAAAAATATTCTTTAGTTTAATATATAGATATTGTAGCATAATTACCTCCGTTAAACAATAACTAAGGTAATTATAGCACTTATAGTGTTCTATTAACTCATCTAAGTTTGCATACCCGAATTGACGGGCGCGCAATAGCCTCGAGCAATAAATCCTTGGGATGTAGCTCCATTAACAACCGTTACTACATCTTGCTGACATTCTTCTAGTGTTTGAAACAAATCTGCTTTGCTAGTGATTTGGCAGGTGGTGAAGTCTATACTAGCGCAGAAGACCACCACCCCCAAGAACATCACTTTTTCTTCTTCTTATGAGCCATGCCGCCGTAAGCCATCTGACCGGGCATCTTTTTCTTCTTAATTGCCATATAGCCGCCCATGTTCATTTTAGGCTTTTTAGGCGTACTTTTCTGTTTAGGTGGGTTTGAAGCTCCACAATGCATAACTATTCTCCTAGGATCCGGGTACATAATGATCTGGCAAACCTTCCTGATCATCCAAGCTATCCTCAACATCAGTTGTAGGAATATCGGTCCAGTATAGGTCACCATAGCCCCTGAAGATCACAGCCTCTGTCTCGGCTTGTCTCTTCGTGATAAGACCTTCCTCTACAAGGAGCTCTCTTACGCGCTCGAGAGACAGTCTTTTACCCGTGTTAGCCTCAATGGCTGCACGGATGTATACTAAGTTTATCAATGGGGATATCCTTATTATCGCACGTTACCCCAACTATGTCAATAATTAGGGGATTGCCAAAACCTTAATAATGTGATATAATCGACCTATCAGTCGGAAAGGTAAACCCCTATAGAGGTATACTTAGAGACTTAGTTATAGAGACTGTGTCTCGATCTAAGTTATTGAGAATAGTACTGTTTTAGCCGATTAATGTCTTCATACATAAGTTCCTCTGAAAACTCATCTGGAGACATATGAAGCATAACCCGAGCTCCGGGCAGACGTTCTAGCAATTTCTCTCTACTCAATATCCGAATAAGATTAGTATCGAGGCAGGTCAGTAAAAACTGGTCTGCTTCTTTTTTTTGTAGATTGAAATTGTAATAACGATGTTCCTTACCGCTTTTCGTAGTACCTGAAAGCACAGGAGACGCTGCAGCTTTAACTTCAACAGTAAAAAGCCTAGCTCCAGCGTTAGCCCAGATATCAGATCCTCTTCGATCTACTATAGAGCACTCTATCCCGGCTGCTTCTAAGTAATAACTCGCTAAATTCTCGCCAATACGACCAACTATAGTGTTCTCTTTCGGAAGCTCAATTCCGATACGTGGTACTGTCATCATCTACCTCTGGAAGATCATCGGGATCAACATCAAAAAGATCCTCGATTTGGGTGGAATCCTCCATATGACCAGCTACATCACGTAGTCGCTCAGCATACCTATGCAGTTCATGTGCGATAAAGTACAATTGCTGATAATCTCCGTCGAATTTGTATAACTCAACTGCCTCATCAATCAATCTACTGAGTCGTGTCTCGACTTCTTGTGGCTCATCATCCCCGTACCCTAGGATATACGCCGTAAAAACTACTCCATGCTCTTCGCTAAAGTCCAAAGTACACGAATAATCCAACTCGATATCAAAATTTAAGGATGTATGTTCACTTATCACTGCTCGTTAACCTTCTCTAAGTGGAAGTTACCCTAAGAACTACACTAATAAATACATCTCGTCAACTAAATTTACAATATATATTACCTAATCCCCTCAGAGAGGCCATATAAGGTGTCATAGAACGTGACAATGGTCCATAAGGGGGTCCGGTTTACGGTTGGAAAAACCTAATCTCTGGTCTGGTTTGTATACGGTACGGGTAGACCCCCCCACGGCACTCGCCGCTCGAAAATTTGCCCGAGATCCGCAAAAAATCCTATCTAAACGACTGAATTTATTGAGAAAATAGAATCAAACAAAGAACTTCGGTGAAATTACAAATAAAAACAGAGATCTAGAAAAAATACCTCGGACTCTTGGAGTCTGTGAAAATTTTAGCGGTGTTTTCTGCACCAGATCCCAACGATTGACGAAAAAATAAGGCCCGATAGGGGCGCGGTTTTGTGTATCTTTCTAACCGATCTTTTCAGCCGATCCCTAACATCGATCTGATTAGCTGGATCTCACTAGCCTGATCTTATCCGCTCGATCTCTTACATCGATCCTCTGGATCCTCGCTCTTTGCTCTGGGCTGGTGATCTTTTGCTCTGGATCTTAGCTCGATCTCTGGGCCTCTCTTGCTTTGTCTCGGCTGGTACAATTGCGAGTCCTGGGCGCGCTATTTTTGTAAATGCCAGGGGATGATCTGGGCATAAAAAAAGAGGCCCACAAAAGGCCTCTAAATCGCCGCTCTGGTGCGGTGTTAGCTGGTGCGCTCTCTGTTAATCTTGATCGCTTTGATTAGCATTTCTTTGGCTGCTTTCGGATCTCCCATCAGTAAGCGATCCAGCGCCCAACTGGCCCACGATAATGACTCACTGCTAGCCTGTTCGATCTCTGGATCTGGATCCGTCTTAAGATCTCCGCTCGTATTGGTGCGCAGCTGATCGATCTTATAAAGCTTCCTAAGCTTATCGACCTCTGCATCCAGATCCGCGATCAACTGGTGCGCCTCTTGCGTTGAATATTCATATTGTGATCGAGAAAGATTCCCGACCAACTGAATTGATTTGATTGCTTTCTGGATCCTCGGTTTCGAGAGTCTTTTAAACGCTTCTCTTTTATCACTCATTGATCGACTCCAATCCTTCTAGGATCTTATCTCTTAGGATCTGCTCTCGATCATCTGGGCCTAGGCCTTGGATCTCGGTTTCTGGCGCTTTTATTGCCTCGATCACCTTCGCCAAATTATCCGTGATCGCTTCTGCTTCTGCTGCTGCTTGATTGATCTCTCCGTCAATATCGATCTCATCATTCCATAGATCGACCTCGCGCATATCGCTTTCCAGATCCTCAAGAGCGGATCTTTGCGCGTCGATCTTTTCTCTGATCTCTTCAATAGTTTTGATTAGGTCTTGTTTGGTCATTGTTTTGGTCTCCGTTAGGTTTGGTTTATTTCTGGATCTGGCGGTATTCGTTAACCGCTAACTCAAAGGCCTCGAATGGTTCATCGGCATAAGCGATGATTTCCTGATCAATGGGCATGGTTTTATAAATTACCGCTCGACTGAATCCTTTTTCGGTATTGTGTTTAACGTATCCGATCTTTTTGTGCGTCCAGCGATCAACATCGACCAGCTCTTTAATCTCCCAAAATGGCAAGTCGATATTCCAACCGAAAAAAGATCCCTCTTTTAACGGTCTCTCGAAAGAATAAAAAAGATCCTCTGGGTGCGGTTTTCTGTTCACATAATTTTGCGGAAAAGATCTCTCTTTTAGCTCTTCGATCTCGGTTAGATATTGCATTGTTTTGGTCTCCGTTAGGTTTAGGCGAAAATGATTGGGAGTCCGTAAAGGATCCCCAACCAGATAATCAAAAGACAAATGATTGCTAAGATATCCTCGATCCAATCGGTCATGAGGATTCTTTCTCATATGAGATAATTTCCCAATCCCATGAAAAGGGAATGATCAGATCTGCATCACGAATTGCGCGATAAGCTTCTGAATAAGAGTGATAGCGATCCCAAGTGTTGACCACCTTACCACGCTCTTTGAATTCAATTTTATATATCGTCATTATTTTGGTCTCCGTTAGGTTAGAGGCAAAGCTTGCGCCTCGATCACATTATTAATGTAATTTTATGCACTTAACAAATAAAAAAAGAGGCCTCGAAAATGGCCTCTCTTATTACCTTATTAATTGTCTGGATCTGCTAGCTCATCGAGCACCAATAGCCAGCGGCTGGATCCTTCGAGCTAACCAAAACATGATCTCGGATCTCGGACAAAAGATCTGCTAAATATTTGCTCCCGATCTCTCGAGATGGTGCGGTTGCCATACCGACCAAAATCGCGGTTTCGATAGCTGTGTGAATAATATCTGGAACATTAACAGTGTTTTCTGTCATCTCTTTGATGATTAGCGTTCCGATCTTTTCGCGGAGTCTATTGCTGGCCTCGATTGTATCGGATCCGACTCCCTCGATTGTTGCGGCTGCTACTTTTTGCGCATCTGCTAGGATCTTTTTCACTGGATCTGTCATTGGCTGGCCCCATGTCTGAAAACCACCGAGTCCAGATCCTCGACCAATTGATCACCTTTTCTGGTTTTAACCCCAGCGATCGAACTAACGACCGTTGAGTCTTGGACTAGGTGTTTTGCGAAATTCTCGAGCTCCTGATTAATATCTGCGATATCGTTAAAAGATCCCTCGAGATCAACGACAATCACGCCGCGCATTTTTAAACCGTTTTTCATTTGCTGGCCTTCCTAATTTTTGCCTGTTCCGCGCGTCTGGCTGCGCGATTGTTTAAACCTGATTTACCTAGGCGACCATGACCGCGCCCAGATCTTGCAAAGAATCCTTTTCCTGAATTCTCGAGACCCGCGCTAAATGCGCGGATCCCCTTTATCGTGTTGCATTTGGTCACGCCGCGACTCCTTCGAACTGATCCCAGAGATCCGCGTTTATGGTGATCGCTTTTCTAGGATCGCCAATGCCGCGCGCTCTTCTATATGATCCGTTTTGGTTGCGATCTGTAACGCTAAAGAGATCGAGACCACCGCGCATGACATATTCTTGAGTCCGATTGAATACATTCCAAAGCGGATAGGTGCTCTTTGGATCGAAACAATCCTCGTCATTGCGCGGGCAATATTTCATCACCTGATCGATTGTCTGTTGAGTCCAATATGTACCGTTGATCAATGGATCGTGGGGCGTGATCGACTCCATCATATCAGAATAAGGAGTCCAGCGCGTCGATAGGCCAGAGGCGATAAGCTGGCGCGCCTGCCCATAATTGATCATGGTATCACGAAAACGCTCGATCCGATCCCCGACTCCTTTTGCGCGATCAATTGCATCGCCTAGGATCGCATCAAAATTCACCATATGAGTCTTTAAATGGCGGATTTTGGTTTGGTTTCCCTCACCTGCAACCAAAGAATTTGAACAGATCCAGCGGAAAAAACCGTCATATAGTTTTAGGCTGCTAGATTTATCGCTGGAATTATAGAGAACGATTTCTGGGCGACCCTCTGGGCGTTCCAGATCTGCCTCGCGCGCAAACGCGATCAAATGGCGCTGGTGAGTGCGATCTTTATAGCGGTTTTTCATTGGCGAGCTCTGCGCGGCCTGAACTGGCAACCAGCCTTCGAATTTTAATGTGCGCATGACATCGAATGTTGAAATATGACGATATTTATCCGTCACGCTTTCAACGGGCTCGGTTGCAAATGCTGCTGGTGCTAGTCTAGCAATATCGCCAAAGCTTAGCGGTGTATTTGCTGCTTTGCGTGTATAAATAAGATCAACCATTTTTTTTCTCCATTAGGTTAATGTTACATTAAAGCGATCTGGTCATGTATCGCTTAAGGTATCAATACGCTCTCTAGGCGCATCGATCAAGATATTATTTCGGTATTAGGTCTAGGATCCACCACCAAACGACAATAAAGCCGATTAATTGATAGAGCGGACTCATAAAACCACCACCTCTGACTCGGTCTCGATCCACACTTTGGCGCCACAGCTAAGCGGTTTATCTGGTGAATAAATCACCTTCGCGGATCCCGATATAAGCGCCTCGAATCCTTTTCGGTTTTCTTTGTAGGTCTTTATCGTGAGCGGTGGTTTCCGCTCTTCGCCTTTTGCGTTTGCTTTAATGATATGCTGGTTAACGTGAATAATCGTTTTCATGATCTTACCTATTGTGTTGATTAGAAGCTGGAAAATGCCGAGAATTTACCCAAATCCGCGCGGCACTTAAGCGATTTTTAAAAGTAGTCGGAGTCAATTTAACTAGCCGAGCAGCCTTTTCCCTGCATCCGTTGCATTGGTTTAACGCCTTTTCGAGATAAAATTTATCAATCTCTTTTCTTAGGCTAAAAATATCAAAATTTTCATCTAAGGATCGCTCAAAGAAAATTTCATTATTTTCTGCAGTGACTGTTTTATTGGTTTCCTGATCTAAGATCTCATCAAGCTCAATTATTATTTTCATGATCCTGACTCCTCGCTCATTGTCGTGATATCGGCACAAAGAACAGATTCAATTTCATTGATTGCCGAGCTTAGATCGTGCAGATCTTTTAAATCGCAGCTCCCATATTCAAATAAAGATTCCCTAATTCTGGCTGCGCTAGATCGTAAGCTTTCAATTCTAAATCTTATCTCGGGATCTAGGTTTTCGCATTTGCGGTTTATCTTTCCAAAATGTTTCTTTTTCATTTTCTCACGATAAAGAGTAAAGGACTCACCGCTCAGATCGTGCCATTTCTGGCGCTCTTTGGGTGTTAGGCAATTATAAAGATATTTCATGATTTCGACTCCTCTAGGGTCTGATAAAAGGCTATCGAAACACGGAGTCACAGCCGTATGAAAATTGACTCCGTTAACGTCTGCGCATGTATCGATCCAATATTCGAGATCTCCTAAATAATTCGAAAGATATACGTCTGCGGTTTTTGCGAGATCGGGATTCATGACTCTGACTCCTTTTTTCGATAAGCTTCATTTTCTTCGACCTCTTCTAAGGTCTGATATTCCATCCAGCCGATAGCCTCATTCACTCCCGCCATAAAAAGCGCGTGTTCTGCATCGCTCTCAAAAGCGTAAATGCTGGGATTGTCGCGATCTATGCACGTTCCCCAAAATATGGTTTCAATTCTAGGTGCACGGATCATGCTGCGACTCCTATCAGCTCGGGATTGTCCACAATGAATCTGGATTTGCTATGCTGCGCCTCGGATCCTTTTAGCTTTAAACCTATGATCTGGTTTTCTGCTTCTAGGTTTATGAGATCGCTTTTATCACCATCGATCACGGGACGACCTAAAAACGAGCGCGGTAGTCCACCTCGGAAAACCACGCTAATAGGAGTCGGTTTGGTGATCGCTTTTGCGACCTCTGGCTGATAATTAGGCGCGCCAGAATATGAAAACATCAATTTATAATTATCGGGAGTCTGATCTAATCGATCCGCTCTCTTTGTATAATCATAAAGCTTGAGCCCTAATGGTGCGAATAATTGCGGGATCCCGTACTGCTCCCATGCAATGTCCGAGATTGTATTTAATCGAGCGGCTGGAATATGGCCCGATCTTTTACAAGATTTGATAAAGCGATTTAGCTCATCGCATAGGATATCTAAAAAGAGATCTCGATCTTTATGCCAAAGCTTTGTTTTTTTGCGTCTGGCTTGCTGGACATTTTTTTGCTGGCCTCGACCCGCTTTGAATAGGCAATCAACGTCACAAGCGGCGATCTTTCGATTAGGGCATAATATGTCATCAGGTGCTAAGCTTAGAGAAGCGATCCGATACGGAGTCCCCTCCGCTGATTTCTTTATTTTTGTGTTTCCATTGTTGGTCACTAAAAGAGGGATTCTTTCCATTGTTAGTATCTCCGTTAGGTTTAGGTTAATATTGAGTCACTGGTCAGGTGACTCTGTTACCTTAAGAAATACCTTATCTATGATCAATGTTTTTTTGGCTGCGATTTCCTCAGAAATTTTTTTCAGATTTTTTCCGGGCCAACTAGGGATGGGGTTTTATGTGTGTATGGGTCTGCTGATAGTATGTGTATAAGACTAATGCTTATATGAGTGACGCGCAGGAAGAATAAAAAAGCCCCCCGAGGTATGGAGATCTCAGGGGGCAGGTACAGGGAGGAAGGGTGATCAGTTATGATCAACTACAATAATTAAGGTAGTTACTAATGTAAGTCAAGAAAAAAGTCACGCGCAGGAGTTGACCTTTGATATGGAATCCTTTACGCCATAGTGCTTACCAGACAATGCCAAGGAGAAAGGTCTCATGATGATACTTATGAACAAGTCCCGGGCGATTGAAATGGCTAACGCTTTGTTGGACGCTGTAGAACAAATAGATTCCGGCACTGATGTAGTGAATATTGATCGTGTAGGCCCAAAATTAATATCGTCTTATGATGATACCATTACTGATGATACTGTAATAGCAGTCATGGATGATGATAGCCTTTATCGAAGTTACTCTAAACCTAAATTAGTAAAAACAGCATAAACTGAGCCCCCGAAAGGGGGTTTTTCTTTATCTTAATATGATATGATTATTAATCGAGATATAGTCTTAGGGGGGAAGCTCGGGCGCAAACGCCCTCGCAGGGTACTGTGAGTCGCTCACTTTGTAAAGAGATAAAAGTTACATTAAGAAAGGTTGATTTTAATGTACTATTGATCTAGGTTGTACTCATACCTAACGGAGTATTAACCATGACTATAAAATATCTTAAGAACCAAAACGGAAAGCCAAACAAAGATGGCACACGTACATTCTACATCGAAGTACCCCTGTATATACAGTCGGATATACCAGAGCTAATCAGCAAGCCTCTGTACACTCTCGAAGAGGCTAGGATGTACAGCTTAGAGGTACAGGCTAAGTATGCCCGGCACAAAGCCTTATCGAAGCACAAGAAGACCCTGCTTAAAACCACAGTTAAGGGTCTTGTAGATTACTACATAGGCTCAGAAGAATTTTACAACCTAAAAGACAACAGTAAACGATCTTATCGTATGTTGATCGAGGGTGCCTTAAACCTAGTGCTACCGGGCTATAACATGAGCTTTGGTGATCTGGACACAAGCCGCGTTGATCGAGGCCATGTTAAGGATATCATCCATCTAATGCGTGAGCAGAAGAGCCACCATCGAGCTCTGCACACAATCAAAGTATTGCGCCTAGTATGGTCAGTAGGAATGCGTAACCAGAAGGTGAAGCACAACCCCTTTAAAGATCCTCGCATTAAGAGCGTAGCCCCGCGGGAAGTCATATGGACTGACGCGCAGGTAAAAACATTTATCGATAAGTGTGATGAGATGGGCTACCACTCACTGGGTACTATGGCATTGATGTGCTATCAGATGTGCCAGCGTCCCGGCGATATACGCCAGCTTACTTGGGATAAATACAAAGATGGTATGTTTATATTCAAGCAAGAGAAGACAGGTACTGAGGTCATTGTACCTATTGCACCGCCTTTAGCTGCGCGCCTAGACCAGTATCATCCAAGCAAGGACGGTACGATCCTTATCTGTGAGCTAAACAATAAGCCTTATGATCGCTGGTGGTATGCTAAGCTAGCTCGTAAGGTACGTGCGGAAGCTGGGTTGCCTAAAGAGTTACGGATGGGCGACCTACGCCGCACAGGTACAACGCGCCTAGCTAACAATAACTGCACTGAGGATGAGCTTATGTCAGTTACCGGGCATAAGTCTCGAGAGGTGGTATCTGTTTATGTTAAGCGGTCTAAAGAGATGGCACAGAGCGCTATCATGAAAGCGTGGTCATAATGGAATTGAATCCAATCATCCTAACACTAGAAGACGGTGAGGTTGTGCTTAAGTTAGCACAGCCCCCGGGCGAAGAGGGATACATAACAGCATCCTTATACAAAGCTGGTAGCCTCGTATCGCAAAAGAAAGTCCACACAATGATGGAACTAACAAATACCCTAAAGCAGTTTGAGGTTAAGAGATGGACATAAACGAGGCGCGTCGAAATTTCGAAGCAGAGTTTTACAGAATGTTTGGTAAGCAGCCATATACATTTGTTGAACGATTGATTGATTTAATACAGGCAGAGAGAGATGAGTTACGAAAAGCAGATCCCACAACAGCTATCAATGTTATTAGATATGATGGGCGTTCAGGAAATAAAACCAAAGACGGAACCTAAACCAGATCTTCGTAATCATGTCGCATGGAAGCCTGAGTTCGAAGGACAAGAGCCACCTTTTTAACTTATCTAGGGTAATATCGATACCACAAGATAAATAAAGATAGAAAATCATAGAAAAGAATAGAACTGAGATAAATAAACACAATAAAATACAGTAAAATCAGTAGTTTGGTTGCGGGAGTAGGATTTGAACCTACGACCTTCAGGGTCAGAGTACTCTATAATTTTCAATAGTTTATTTTGCTGTTTTTTAACTACCCCATAACTACTACATCTGTTAAGGTATGTTTATTATCTCGGTTAATTGAGGAATAGATGTCAAACATCGAAGTAACATATATCGATCACATGGGTAGCGACCTATCTGTAGTTAATGCAGCCCGGGTAAGCTTTGGTAAACAGTCTGAGTGGATGCCTAGGGTGCATAATGGTGAGCCAAAGGTACTCCAGTTTAAGGATGCAAAGCTGATCAAGTATCTCGCTAAGCATAAACACATCAGTCCCTTTGGTCATGCGTTTGCATCTTTCCATGTTAAAGCCCCTGTCTATGTTGCACGGCAATTAGTGAAGCATAAGTTTCTGCGCTGGAATGAAATCTCTAGACGTTATGTCGATGATGATCCTGAGTTTTATGTTCCCGAGGTCTGGCGTGGGCGCAGCGCGGATAAGAAGCAAGGATCTGAGGGCGAAGTAAGTACAAACGCCAATATTGTATATCACAACAACGTCATGCTCGGCTTGTATAAGCAACAGCTAGCCGAGGGAGTCTGCCCTGAGCAAGCTAGAGGGATTTTGCCCCAATCGATGCTCACTGAGTGGTACTGGAGCGGAAGCTTAGATGCATTTGCAGATATGTGTAACTTGCGCTGCAAGCCGGACACACAGTTCGAGACACAGATTGTAGCCAACCTAATCAGTAAATCTATGAGCACGTTTTTTCCAGTTTCTTGGGAAGCTTTGCGCGCGAATGAGGAATAATATGTTTAGAAAACTTAAGAAATCATACAAAGGCTTAGACGCTAAGCAAGGCAAGGATCTGCATGTTCGCTTCGGTGTCATGAACGAAGGTCAATTTATGGGTATTGCCTATAATAATGCCGAAGTAGAAACCTCGTCTATCGAAGACCTTTTAGCTAAATTACCTAAAGATAGTTTTAGCGTCCAGTTCATGTCTATTAACCATGAAGTACCGCCTCATGTGGATAACGGAATAAATACTGTGATCAATATCTATACAAAGACAGGCGGCTACACGACCACATTCCACAAGGCTAAGGAAGGTGCCACCAAACACCGCCTACCTAACCAAGATAGCGGCTACGTCTGCCAGTTCCATGAGGTAGACAACCTAGAAAGCTTTATTGCCGAGGATGGTGATGCATATATTCTAAACGTGGCAGAGTTACATAGTGTACACTCTGGATCCTCACAAGAACGCGAGGCGCTTTGTATTAATACCACTCTCAAGTTCGATGAGGTAATTGAGCTACTCGGGGATGCGGTATCATGAACACATGGCACTATCAGCTAATTAAGCATGTGTACCCCAAGGGTGAGATTACCTACGGGGTTCATGAATACTATCCAGCTACAGAAGAGATGGATGAGACATGGACCATCACGCCCATTGCCTTACTAGGCGATAGTGAAAAAGATGTTCTATGGATATTAAACACCGCCCTAGAGGATATTAAAAAGCACGGTGTTAAAGAAGTGAAGTACTAAGATGATGTACGGGTATAGGGAACAGTTAGAGATCGTTGATAAGATCCCGGTCAAAGAAGGACAGGGATATAATATGAATTGTCCGTTTTGTGGTGGGCGTAAGACATTTGGTATAGCGCTTAGAAACGGAAAGAAACTGTGGCACTGCTTTAAGGTTAGTTGCGGGGTTCGAGGATCCCAAGATGTAGGAATGAGTTCGACAACCATCTTAAAGAGATTAAATAGTATTGAAGGTGGCCCAACTAAGAAACTGCTACCTCTCCCTAATATTTTAGGAGAGCCATCTAACTACCCTGCAGCCATAAAATACCTCGAAGACAATAACGCTATAACGGCGTATGAAGAGGGTTTGATTACGGTCAGGTACTCCCCTTCAGAAAATCGAGTTTTGTTCTTCTCCAACGACGAAAAAGGCGCTGTAGGGCGTTCTATAGTCGGACAGATACCCAAATGGAAGCAATACGGATCAATAGAAGGACTTGTTAAGGTAGGTAGCGGAAATACCGCTGTTGTCGTTGAAGATATTCCCTCTGCTTGTGCAATTGCAGTACATACTAACTACATGGGTTGTGCTTTATTAGGTACTGTGCTAAGTGTATTACAAAAGAGACAGTTAATGTCCTTTACTAATGTCATTATTGCCTTAGATAAGGACGCACGAAAAAAGTCTTTGCACCTGCAGAGCAAGTTACAAGGAAGAGTAAATACCCGGGTGGTATTTCTAGAAGAAGATTTAAAATGGCTTACTGGCGAACAGATACAGAATATACTACAATAAATAGCGTCTTTACTTGGGCGTTTATATTGTATGGTGGAAACGGCGCCAGAATTAATCGTAGACGTTCCCGCACAAATGCGGCAGAGCGTCCTGTGAATATGATGATTTATATGGCCTCATTACAGAATCCACCTAGCGGCCCCCCATTAATTACATTAGGAGACTGAATCATACTGCAGTCGATCTGCTGCGTTAACAAATATCCGTCTAAGCCACCAATACAGACGTTAAAGTAAAAGGAATGGTATAAAATGTTAAAAGCGAGAGGGCTCATTCTCGTAGACTATGAACTACCTAACGGATTCATGGATGCTGCCGAAGAGCAAAGACGACTAGAGGAAGCAATGAACAATCTAGTCCGGGGTAACAGTAGAGTTACCTACTATCAATGTGATATCAAAGAGAGGCGCGGCGAAGGTAAGCCAGACCTCAAGAAGCTCAAAATCAGAACTTCTTAAATTTAGACCCCAAGCTGAAAAGTTTGGGGTTTATTTTTTGTGTATGCTATGGTATTTATGTTACCCTAACAAAATGAGGATACAGGGTAACATGCTAGATACATCGATACTAAAATCGTTACTAAAGCATGAATTCTTTGAGCAGAATAAACAGAGACTGAACCAGAAGCTTTTCGCTGATGAGATCAGATCCCTCTACACTGTACTAGAATCAGCGCACGATAGATTTGAACATGATCTTACCTCTCATGAACTTTTGAAGATCTGGGAAATAGAAAACCCGGTTGCAACAAAAGCTGAGAAGGAAGACGTAAAAGACCTGATCACCATCGTAGAATCAGAACCGGACTTTAGCGACGATGTTGCATCAGACATTATCTCTAAGCTTTGGATGAGAGATGTAGGCAAACGTATTGCTACTCTTGGTCTAGAGATTAATGAAGGTAATCCCCTCGCCCTGCAGCGGGTGGTGGATCTCGTTGAACGCTACTCTGATGGGTTTGATGAGGATGAGTTTGGGCCAGATACATCACAGGATATCGATGAGCTAAAAGCTGAACTTGATGATAGTGCTAGAGCACGGTTTAACATCGAACAGCTAGCGAGACATGTTGTAGGTATCAACCGCACAGAATTCGGCATTATATTCGCTACACCTAATACGGGTAAAACAGCTTTTTGCGTAAGCCTTTGTCTGAGTCCAGGTGGGTTCGTAGACCAAGGATTTAAGGTATCTATTCTAGGTAATGAGGAAGCTACAAAGCGTACTGTTGTACGTGCATATAGCGCAGCCAGTGGCCTTACCAAAGAAGAGGTTTTCGAGGATAGTGAGAAAGCTAAGGTTTTATATAAGGCTAGAGCCCGGGGGCTTATTACCTTCAAGGATACACAAGACTTCGATCTGGATATGATTGATCGATATATTGCGCGCAAAGCTCCCGATATTGTTTTCATCGATCAGCTAGACAAGGTGATGATCAATGGAAATTTTAATGCAAGCCATGAGCGTCTAAGAGAGATTTATCGGCGCACTCGAGAGCTAGCTAAAAAGCATAACTGTGCGATCTTTGGCATTAGCCAAGCAAGCGCCGAAGCTGATGGGCGCACTCGTATTACCTACACCATGATGGAAGGGTCTAAGATCGGTAAGGCAGCCGAGGCAGATCTTATCCTAGGTATTGGTAAGCAAGACCTCGAAGAAGACGACAACATGCGCTTCATCACAGTTTCTAAGAATAAAATTTCTGGATGGCACGGTACGGTTACTTGTCAGATCCAGCCTGAGATATCGAGGTATGTGGACTAATGGGAAAGAGATCTGATTTTAAACGTATAGAGCGTGACTTCTATCAAACCCCTGCTCATGCAGTAGCTCCACTGATACCGTTCTTATCTGACGTACAGACATACTGCGAACCCTGCGCTGGGCAAGGTGCCTTAGTGGACCATCTTTCTGAGGTACTAGAGTGCGTGGCTGCGTATGATGTATTACCTTTAGCCGGGTTCATCAAACAGGCAGATGCTTTATCTCTAACTGCTCAGGATATGAATGATGCAGATTTCATAATTACAAATCCACCGTGGCAACGCAGTATCCTACATCCAATGATCGAACATTTTAGTTCCTTAAAGCCTACATGGCTATTGTTTGATGCGGATTGGATGCACACAAAACAATCAGAACCCTACCTTCCCTTGCTGCGTAAAATAGTAAGCATCGGCAGAGTAAAATGGTTCGACAACGTACACGGCAAAGACAACTCATGCTGGTACTTATTCGATAGGCAGGAAGATCCTAACCCAACCAAGTTTTATGGGAGATCCTCATGCTTAACGAGACCGATTTAGAAGAATTCTATGAAATTCTTGAGCGTAAGACAAAGGCGTATGAAAAGCACCCCAACCACTGGCTTGACCAACAGATACGGTTGCTGCGCCATCTTATACAATTTCAACTTTTATTGATGAAGATGTACGATGTACCCAACAAACCTGACGGAAATGATCGCACTAGATGATATTCTAGTTCTAGACTTAGAGACCACTGTACAAGATAAAAACGGTAAGACCGACAACTCCCCTTTCAATAAGCTCAATAGAGCCGTTGGAGCATGGTGGTTGTGGGTACACCTTGGAAGAATTGGTCCATGCCAAAGAAGCGTATGGCACCATAATGAGAAGCCCCTGCCTGATACACGGGATGAGTTACAGCAAGCTTTAGATCAGGCGAAGCTGATTGTTGCTCATAACGCCAAGTTCGATATTATTTGGCTCCTAGAAATGGGTTTTAATATAACCTGCCCGATTTATTGCTCCATGATCGGTGAGTTTATATTTGCTCGAGCTCAGTTCCTTCCCCTGAGCCTTAAGGAGACCGCAATACGGCGTGGCGTTACGCACAAGAAGTCAGATCTCGTTGATGGCATGTTTAAAAACGGTATCGGCTTTGAAGCCATGCCCCTATCCACCGTCGATGAATATGCAGAAGCGGATGTGATTTCTTGTGCCGAAATTTTTATCGAGCAAATCACTGATCTACAGAAAGAAGAGAATAAAGGCCTAGCACCTGTCTTCTTACTGATGAACGATAATCTACAGTTTCTTGTAGAGATCGAGCGTAATGGGATCATGATTGATCGAAATGTATTGCAGCAAGTGAAAGAGCAATATGAGCAAGAGCAAACTGAACTTACTGTAAGGTTAAATGAAATTGCGCGCGGTGTTTTAGGAGATCGTCCCTTTAATCTCAGTAGTGGGCCAGACCAGTGCAAGATTGTGTATTCTAGGATCGTTAAAGATAGAGATATACACGCTCGGATATTTAACATCGGCACAGGTAAAAACGGTAAACGTCTGCCACCACCCCGTATGAGCAATAACGAGTTTAAAGCCTCTATTCGAGCAAGCACAGATGTTGCTAAAAAGGAAATGGCTGAATGCTGCCCTTCCTGCAATGGCTCTGGCAAGCAATACAAAGTTACAGCCAAAGGCGTACCATATAAAAAACAACCTAAGTGCAAGGTATGTGATGGGTCTGGCGCTATGTATGTCAGTACCGGGCAAACTGCAGGACTAAAGCTACATCCTTTAAATCCAATGTATGCATCTGCTAACGGATTTAAGGTAGATAAGACAACTATTCAGGCTTTGATCGCGCAAGCAAAGCGTAAGGGCAACGATCTAGCTGTAGAATATTTGACCAAGCTAGCCAGACTTAACTCTATAAATGTTTATCTAAACTCATTCGTTCAAGGGATTGAGACATGGGTTAGAGAAGACGGTCTACTACACGCTAATTTTAACCAGACAGTTGCTCGGACAGGCCGACTAAGCTCTAGTGGCCCTAATCTGCAAAACTTTCCAAAGTCTAATAAGTTTCCTGTTCGCAAGTGTATGATTAGCCGATTTGAGGGCCAAAGTTTGATTGAGGCAGACTTTAGCGGCCTAGAATTTAGAGTAGCTGGCGAACTATCCCGGGATCCACAGATCATCGATGATATTTTATCTGGCAAAGATGTTCATAAGCAGACTGCAGCCATCATAAATCAGTGTGATGAAGCTGATGTATCCAAAAGCATGAGACAGGAAGCCAAAGCATATACTTTTGCTCCTTTATATGGCGGTATGGGTATGAATGAGCCAGAACACGTTCAGAACTACTTTAAAACCTACTTCTCGATCTACAAAGGCCTTAAAAACTGGCACTCAGAGCTTTTCAGCGGTGTATTGAGAGATGGTATCGTTAGAACCCCCTCGGGTAGAGAGTTTTTCTTTCCTAATGCGGAGAGAGCACGTAACGGAAAGATTAAAAAGTATTCTCAGCAAATCGTGAACTATCCTGTGCAAAGTTTTGCCACGGGCGACATTGTTGTTTTGTCTTGCGTGAGACTTTTACGCTACTTTCGAGAGCATGATCTACAGTCAAAGCTTATAGTCACTGTGCATGATTCCATCGTCGTTGACTGCGCCCCTAATGAGCAAGATATTGTAGTAAAAGGTATAGTTTGGGCGATGCAAGGCGTTAAAGAAGAGCTTGTGTCTCGTTTCAAATATGAGCCCGTTTTACCACTAGATATAGAAATTGAAGCTGGAAAAAACTGGATGGAAATGAGCGAAATTTCTTGCGAAGTTACCTTAAGTGATGTATGATTTAAGTCCGGCATGAACACTAACAAAGGGATTCTTTATGAACCAAGTAGCAGTCATTGATCAAGCAGAACTTAACGCTCTTATTTCGGAACTAGGGGGTGGCGTTACCCAAGAACAAGACACCATTAAGGTGCCATTTATGAAGTTCCAATATGAACCAGAAGACGCACAGGGCCGTCCTGTGAAACGCGGTACGATCTTTTTATCAGATCAACCCGAGCCTGTATATGCAGAGAGCGTAAAGCTTCATGTTATGGCTCAGTACTACCAGTATCGTCAGACAGATCCAGATACATATAAAATTGTTAACAAGACAATTCTATTAGAGGATCTACGCCGAGGTGAACCTAGAGATATGCTAGGCGGTATTCGTTGTGGTCGCCCTACGGGTAAGGCGCTGAGCCAGATGTCTGATGAAGATCAAAAGATGTGGCGCGCGAAAGTAAAACCTTTCCGTATCCTACGTGGAGTAACCTCTTACACAGGCAAGACCGCTGACGGTAAAGAGGTAGAAGTCACAAACAAGCCTTTCCAGTTATACATGAAAGGTCTCAGCTTTATGAAGTTTGATGATGTACTTAAGGCACTGCCCTACGGTAAGCGTTATCAAGACCTATGGGTAGACCTTCATACAAGCAAAGAAGGCAAAGCATTTGTAGCCAATTTCGCTATCGATTTTGCAAAACCTGCAGCTATGACGCAGGAAGTTGTGGATAGTATGAAGCTCTTTGTAGAGATGGCACGGCAAGAAAACTCTAAGATCGAGGAATCTTTCCGAAGTGCAAAAGCCGCTGGTGCTCTCGATGATCAGATCTACGACAACGTATCTGACGATCTAGACCAAGACTTCGCATAACAATTGGGGCTACTAAGCCCCTTTTTTCACACAGTTAGGATTAGCTTATGCTTTCTATTTTAGAGAGCCAGATGCGTGTTGTCTTAGACGATCTATCTAATGAGCAAAGTAGGGAGATACCTACAGAGCTTATTGATAAGGCGGTAGAGCAACTACGCGAGGCTTTAGTAAAACAGACAACGCCCCGGGAGCAAGATTTCCGGCTTCGTATGTCTAACATTGGTAGGTTACCCTGCCAGCTTCAACAAGAACAGATGGGATCGCCCAAAGAGCGTATGCCGTACAATCACTGGATGCGTATGGTCATTGGCGACTTTGTGGAAGTCCTAGTCCGTATGGTGCTCGAACTATCTGAGGCCGAGGTTGCTAGTGATGGTGATGATGTCGAGCTAGACGTTAAAAGCACCACGATTAAAGGTACCTCAGATATTGATCTAAATATCAACGGTGAGCAGCGGGTATACGATATTAAATCTGCTAGCCAGTATATGTTCCGTAACAAATGGCAAGGTGGCTTTCAGGCTCTATACCGAGATGATGAGTTTGGTTATGTCGGTCAGATCTATGGATATGCTGATGCACAAGGCAAGAAGCCCGGCGGGTGGATTGTAGTAGATAAATCGTCTGGCGAGATCAAAGTTGTCGATATCGATGCGTCACCAGATCAAGAGAAGATGATCCGACTAAATAGGGAGCAGACTGTTGGCCTAATCGCTAACAACAGTCCCTTTCAAAGGTTCTTCGAGCCGGAAGAAGAGTACTTCAACCGCAAGCCGACAGGGCGCACGGTCCTCTCGAAGTCGTGTAGCTGGTGCCAGTTCAAACTCTCCTGTTACCCGGAAGCGAGACATCTCCCCAACCCGAGCAGCAACGCGCAAGTCACGCCCTACAAGTGGTACATCAAATATACGGACGAAGATGAAAACCCAGTCAGCTAAAGCTAAGGGGCGTAAGCTCCAACAATGGGTACGCAATGTGATCCTAGAGCTAGTCAGTTCGCTAGAAGAAGATGATGTAAAAAGCACTTCTATGGGAGCCCAAGGTGAAGATGTGCAGCTTTCACCAGCGGCTCGAAAGCGGATGCCAATTAGCATCGAATGCAAAGCCCGGAAATCAATAGCAGTCTACAGCTACTACTCACAAGCGCAGGAAAACTGCCCAGAGAATATCGAGCCAGTAGTAGTTGTTAAAGCCGATAGAAAGAAACCTCTAGCGCTAGTCGATGCTGAGTACTTTCTACGGATCTTATCGAAAGTGAGGCATAGATGAGAGAAGAAGATATTCCTAAGAACACCATGCTTATCAAGATGTCTTTAACAGACACTGGCGATCTGCGTATGGCATTTGGACACAACTTTGATGTGGATGAGGTTGATGAGGATAGCATCCAGTATCTGCTTGATGTTCTGAACGGGATCCGTATCTCATTTGACGCTGGTATGGAGCAGTTTGCTCAACAAGGCGCAATGGCGCGCATGATCCAAGGACTGATCGAAGACTTAGATGGTCCAGAGATCGAGTTCGAGCCTGATGAAGAGCTATTAGAAGCTCTCAATAAAGACAACAACATTGTCCCATTTGATAAAAAGAGGTTGAATTAATGCACTCTCGTAATCGCATAAAGGGCGGTTATCCCGAGGCGATGGATGCCGATATGGTCAACCAGCCGCCTCACTATAACCAATCTGAAATTGAATGTATCGACGCAATTAAAGCGGCACTGACCCCAGAAGAGTTTCGGGGGTACATCAAAGGTAACGTCATTAAATATACGTGGCGTGAACAGTACAAAAATCAGGATGAGGATCTGAATAAAGCATCTTGGTATTTGGCTAAGCTCCTTGGGATCCTAGAGGCCAAAGGAGAGTAGTATGAGTGACCAAATAGAGTTCGGATATGAGTATTTTGATGAGGTTAACGCCAGCCTACGTGACCCAAATACTTACCTAAACAAAACCCCGCTAGATATGGTTCGACACTTTGCGCGCACCTACAAACAGTCCCTCGATCTACCGTGGATGAAGGACACAGATAAGGATCTACTACGCCTTGTCTTGGTCAAAGAAGAATATGCAGAAGTTCTAAGTGCCACCGAGGCCGAGGACTTACTGAAAGAATTAGCAGATCTTGTTTATGTGACCTACGGCTATGCCGCCACATTCGGATGGGATCTCGATGAGGCAGTACGCCGAGTACACGCCTCTAACATGAGTAAGCTAGATGATAACGGCGAGCCCATTTACCGAGAGGACGGGAAAGTTCTCAAGGGACCAAATTACCAAGAACCAGACCTAACAGATTTAGTATGAGGAAGATATGAATACACAGGCATTAAGTAACATCGCACTACCAACAGACTATCAGGCTTTCATTCACACAAGCCGATATGCACGTTGGATAGAAGACGAAGAACGCAGGGAGACATGGGCAGAGACCGTAGAGCGGTTTATGGAGAATGTAGTTGTGGGTAAGGTTGATGCGCAGACGGAAGACGAGATCCGCTTTGCAATCCTAAACCTAGAGATTATGCCATCCATGCGCGCCATGATGACTGCCGGACCAGCATTGATGCGAGACAATACTTGCGGATACAATTGCTCATATTTGCCTGTGGATGATGTTAAATCTTTCGATGAGGCTATGTTTATTCTTCTATGCGGCACAGGTGTAGGTTTCTCTGTTGAGCGGCAGTATGTGCAAAAGCTGCCAGATGTCCCTGAGAAGCTATTTGATAGCGAGACAACAATCCTAGTGAAGGACTCTAAAGAAGGTTGGGCAAAGGCTCTTCGTATGCTTATTGCTCTTCTATACGCCGGAGAAGTTCCTAAGTGGGATGTGTCTCGAGTGCGCCCTGCAGGTGCAAAGCTGAAGACCTTTGGCGGTAGAGCATCCGGCCCCGGTCCTCTAGTGGATCTATTCCATTTTGTTATTGAGACATTCCGCGAAGCACAGGGGCGTAAGCTATCTAGCATCGAGTGCCACGATATCATGTGTAAGATTGGTCAGATTGTAGTTGTGGGTGGTGTTCGCCGCTCAGCAATGATCTCTCTATCAAATCTATCAGATGATCGTATGCGCCACGCTAAGACAGGCATGTTCCCAGAGCATCGCTATCTATCCAATAACTCTGTTGCGTATACAGAGAAACCAGACGCTATGAGCTTCCTACGTGAATGGACCTCATTAGCAGAGTCAGGATCAGGTGAACGCGGTATTGTGAACCGTGAAGCTATGGTCAAACAGGCTAAGAAAATTGGTCGAGATGCCGATCATGATTGGGGAACGAATCCCTGTTCTGAGATCCAATTGAGACCTTATCAGTTTTGCAACCTAAGCGAGTGTGTAATCCGTGCTACAGATACTGAGAAAGATTTACTACGAAAAGTTCGATTGGCGACTATTCTTGGAACTATACAGTCCACCTTCACTAAGTTCCCATATCTGCGAAAAGTGTGGCAGCGAAATACCGAAGAAGAGCGTCTGCTCGGTGTGTCACTCACAGGGATAATGGACAACACTCTAACAAACGGTAAAGAAGGTGATCTACCTAGCCTATTAGAGAAGCTAAATGCTGAGATTAAGAGCACTAATGAAGAGTTTGCGAACAAGCTAGGGATCCCTGTCTCGGCTGCTCGTAGCTGCGTCAAACCATCGGGAACGGTCTCACAACTTGTTGACTCAGCCAGTGGGATTCATGCTCGTCACTCACAGTATTATATCCGTACTGTACGTGGCGATAACAATGATCCACTAACACAGTTCATGAAAGAGCAAGGCATCCCTAGCGAACCATGCGTTTACAATGGTGATAGCACAACGGTTTTCTCGTTCCCTGTTAAATCGCCAGTAGGTGCAGTCACTCGCCATGATATGTCTGCCGTTGAGCAGCTAAAGATGTGGCTAACTTACATGCGCCACTTCACAGACCATAAACCATCCATAACAGTATCTGTTCGTGCGAGTGAATGGTTCGAGGTAGGTTCGTTTGTATATGAACATTTCGATGAGATGTCTGGCGTATCCTTCCTACCAATGGAAGACCACATTTATCAGCAAGCACCATACCAAGATATTGGTGAAACTGAGTATAAAGAGCTTGCCTCTCTTATGCCAAAAAGCATCGATTGGGCAGGCCTACAAGCTTATGAAAAAGAGGATGGAACTAAGTCTTCTCAGACCCTAGCTTGTACTGGTGATGTGTGCGAAATAGTTGATATTTCTGCATGAAAAAAGCCCTCTAGCGTTGACTAGGGGGCTCTAATACAATATATAGAATGTAAGGATTCAGATGGTCTTCCAGATGTTTCCGTTAGGTTAGCCCCCGGTTTGGTCACCGGGGGCGTTTCTATTTACGGCCTTGGAATAGATTCGGATGCATTCTTCAGCATATCCTCAACTTCTTGGTCTGAATCACCCTCACTCTTAACGAGAGCTCTACCAATAAATCCAACCATAAGATCTTCCATTAGTGGATCTCTAGGGTTTCTGTTGTACTTACGGGCGAGAGCTAGGTATTCATCTGGATTGGACATGATAGAATTGAGAATGTTGTTTGCTCTCGTTTCAGCATCCAGCTTATCAATACCTAGATTAGACAAAGCACGTAGGCGCGCACCTGCACGGCTTAGAGGACCAACTGCTAAGTAGATCAATCGAGTACTTGCACTACGGGCTGCTACATTAAATCCTGTTGCAGATTGAGATCTGATAGGTGTAGCTCTAGCCGTATCTGTGGTTTCTTTAGCTGCAGCTAAGATAGCTTCCATAGCGTCAGGTATCTCAGGCGTATCACGATAGATAATCCGTCCTAGATCCAACGCAGAGTCTCTGTCGGTAAGCATATCGCCAATACCTGCAGAACGCACAGGCATCACACCACCTAGCTCTGGAGTTTTAGCAAAGACCTTAGAGGTAAGGAAATTGTTATATGCTAGCTTCAGTCCCTTGGTTAGGATTACTTGTTCTGCTTCGGGTTGTTGAGCAATAATGTCCATTAGCTCTGTAACTCGTTGGCGTGATTCACCACCAAGTCGCTGACCTGCACCAAAGATCTTCTCAAATGCAGCCTGTGGATTAGACGTAGTTATGATACTATCGCCAGACCCAGTTTGTAATAGACGCTTAAGAGCCGGGGTACGCTCTGTATTAAAGAAGTTAGAGATAACACTATCCTCAACATCTTTAAGCATACCTTCAGAAGCTTGCTGCACACCAGCTAGTACATCCTCGACATTCTTAACCGCATTAGCAGATTGGCTAGCCTCTTCTACTCGAGCGATAAATGTATTTAGGCTAGTTACCTTATCAGCCATCTCAGGGGATGTCTGTGCTAGAGCGTTTAGCTGTTCAGCATAATTGCGTAATGTCATTGTGAGGTTAGATAGATCGGCTGTAAGTAGGCGACCATCCTGAGTAGCAATGATTGCACCATCCTCGAGACCAGTATTCTTAATCTGGTTATAGAAGTTATTGATTGTATCAACGATCATATAATCAGCAATTGCTGTAGGATCTGATGCACCATCGATAGCTCGAGCTAGGTTAACTGTACGAGCAGTATTGCCACCTTCTAGGATACCTTTAGTAAGATCCTCTGCCTTGGCATTGAAGCCGGGACGGAAAGGCTCTGTCTGTGTGACGATCTTTTCCATGTCAGATCTAGGTGTGCGTCCTAGAGTACTATCCCATAAGTTAGAGAACTGCTCCATAGCGTCAGTGTCTCGCCAGATAGGTGCAAACTCATCTTTATAGTAGCGCTTAGCTTCCATAGCTGCATCAGCTAGCTCAGGATCTCGCTTAGCTACAACATCCAGCATATCCTCATCGATAAAGTTTAGAACATCACGATAGTAGCGTCCTAGTAGAGGATTATTATTATCAAATGCTGCAGAGGCTAGCTGCGCAAACTCAGGACGTAGCTTGGTATAGAAGAAACCAAAATCAGCGCCGTTTGCATCTAGGAATTGTCCCAG